GGTATCACGTTTACATCCACTGGCGCGTTGCCTACGGGTCTAGTTGTTGGGCAAGTGTATTTTGTAGTGCAGACCACTGGCGGGACATTTAGTGTATCTACAACAATTCAAGGTACGCCTATTACGACTTCTGGCGGGCAATCCGGGCTGCAATACATCTCCCAACGTGGTATTGACCTAGCAGATGCCGGGGATGCGGATGCTCCGCTGTACCAAAACTACCTCCTTGTATCGGATGCTTTCCGGTTTGTTTTGGTGTTTGGCACAAACGATTATGGGCAAACTTACCTTGACCCCATGTTGATCCGCTGGTCGGATCAAGAAGACCCATACACATGGACACCCGAGGCAACTAACCAAGCAGGTAGCTTGCGTTTGTCCCATGGCTCATCAATCGTTACCGCCGTACAGTCGCGCCAAGAGATCGTGGTGTTTACGGATTCCTCGCTGTACTCACTGCAATATGTTGGGCCACCCTATGTATGGACAGCGCAGTTGATTGCGGACAACGTATCTATTATTGGCCCCAACGCCGTTACTATCGCCTCTGGTGTGGTGTATTGGATGGCGGTTGATAAGTTCTACAAATATGATGGACGAGTGCAAACATTGAATTGCGATCTGCGCCGTTACATAGTTGATGACTTCAACACGCTACAAGCCCAGCAAGTTTATTGCAGCACCAACGAAGGCTTTAATGAAGTCTGGTGGTTCTACTGCTCCGCAGATTCCGATTTTAGTGACCGCTACGTGGTGTACAACTACTCAGAAAACATTTGGTACTACGGGGATATAGGGCGTTCTGCGTGGCTAGACTCCGGGCTGCTGCCGCTACCTATTGCTGCTACATATGACAAAGAACTTGTACAGCACGAAGACGGGGTAGATGCCTATGTGCTTGGAAGCCCAACTGCCTTACCTGCTTATATATCTTCTTCTGAGTTTGACATTGGGGATGGGCACAACTTTGGGTTTGTGTGGCGCGTGCTACCCGACTTAACTTTTAGCGGATCGTCTACTACAAGTGCAACTACGCCCAACACCACCATGACGCTCTACCCCATGCAGAACTCAGGGTCTGGTACAGGTAATGCAGCTAGTGCTACCGTTACAAAAGGTTCTTCGTATGTGGTTACCGAAGAATATACAGGCGTCATTTACACCCGCGCTCGTGGACGGCAGATGATATTTAAGATGGCTTCTACAGATATAGGTACAACTTGGCAGCTTGGCGCTCCTAGACTCGATATCAGACCTGACGGCAGACGCTGACCTATGGCAATGCTTCAGAATCGGGCTTCTCCGAATATCCCACAAGCCCCGCCGCAGTACGATGTGGCGTACATGAATGCATTGAGCAACGTAATTAGGTTGTTCTTTAACACCATTAACACGGTTCAGCAACTTAATCTAGCCAGCTTAAATTTAGATTTAAAGACGTTGCCTACAGACGCAGATTTACCTAACCTTCGTATTGGCGATGTATACCGAGACACGCAAGATGGTGTACAAGCCACAAGTCAAATGCTTCGTATTAAAGTTCCTGTTGAACTGACTGGTGTTTCTGGGGCTGGGGCAGTTGGCAGTGTTGGGGCTGTTGGGGGCACGATTACTAAAAATTTAACTGGTGTTTCTGGGGCCGGAAAAGTTGGCACAGTGACGCCTTAGCACTAAAATATCACAAAACATAGGAGCCTATTATGGATGGTGGAATAATGGAAGCGGCAATGATGGGCGCGGTAATGGGTGGTGGCTCTGCCGCTGTAACCGGGGGCGATCCGCTTAAAGGCGCTCTCCTTGGTGGGCTAACCGGCGGCGTTGGTGGGGGTTTGGGTGGCATGTTTGGCGGTGCTGGGTTGGCCGCTGCTGAAGCTGCTCCTCTGGCTAACCTAGCTCCAACTGTAGCTAATGCGGCTGCAATGAACGCGGCGGCTGCTCCAGCCGCGCTTACAGGGCTTTCCGGTGCCCCCGGTGCTTTAGGTAGCGGGACGTTTGGCATGTTCCCTGAAGCTGCTACTAGTTTTGCTTCCGCTGCCCCCGGTATTGCTAGTCTTCCTAATGCTATTGCCCCCGCCACTACGCCCATTGCCGGTGCTGCACCTGCTATCCCCGGTGCAGGCTCACCACCTTCGTTTATGGAAGGTTTGAGCAAAATAGCCCAAGACCCCACAAAGTACATAATGGACAACAAGTACAAACTGGGTGCTTCAGCTTTGGCTGGTGCTATTGGTGGAAGAGAAGACCCCAAGAAGCCAGACGAATACGATGGCCCGTTGAAACGGTTTGTGTTTAACCCCAATACTTACCGCCCCGCTATTTTGGCTGGAGGCGGTATTGCTAGTCTAGCTTCAGGTGGCTATGACCATGTGGTTGGCGATGAACCAATGAGTCCAGCGGGTATGGCCCGTGGCGGCATCTCTGATCTAGGCGGCTACTCTGATGGTGGCCGTATGCTACGTGGCCCGGGTGACGGCATGTCTGATAGCATCCCCGCAAGCATTGCCGGTAAACGCCCTGCCCGTTTGGCCAATGAAGAGTTTGTAGTCCCCGCTGATGTGGTCTCTCATCTTGGTAATGGCTCTTCCGATGCCGGTGCCAAACAACTTTATGCCATGATGGACAGAGTGCGCCAAGCGCGTACTGGCCGTAAGTCCCAAGGCCGTGAAATCAACCCCCGTAAATACATGTTCGCATAAGGAACAATCATGATTATCCCAAGCAAACATAGCGGCTATCAAGCTGGCATCCGTCTTTATCCCGGTGGTGGTGGGGATGGCAGCGGGGGTCAGGGCGATGCTACTGGAAATGCAGATCCCGGTTCAAACCCTTCTACGCAAGCTGATAGTGCGGGTTCGTTTGGTGGTGGTCGTGGTGGTTATTTTGGTAATAATGCTGGTGGTCTTTTTGGCCCAGTAAACACTGGCGGGTTGAGCGGGTATGTTGCGTACGGTGGTAACAAGAACAGTGGTTTTGATGGTGGGGGTTATGGCGGCGACATCAATAACAATAATACCGTAGTTAAAAAAACCCAACCTACTGCGGGAACTTCAACCATAGACCCCAACAATCCCGCTCTTAAAGCTATTGGTGGGTCGCCGTATAACCAATCGGGGCAGTACTACAACTCGTTGCTACAACAAGGTTACGTTGGTAATGACATCAGAAACGCTTTGACGACTCAAGGTAGGCCAATATCAGATTCTAACTACGAAGCTCTAGTTCAAAATGCGGGTATGACCTCCCCCACTGGCAGACCTATGGCAGGTTCTGATCAGTTTACTCAGCCTGTTTACAACTCGCAATATCAAAATTACGCTAACCCATATAATTTTAGCAATGTAAGTGACTATGGTACAGCTAGTCGGTTTTATCAACCGCCGCAGCAATACAACCCGTTTAGTTATCAACAGCCCCGATCTATGGGTTTGGCTAATCCAGATAGTTATGTTGACCCATATAGCGGAAGGGCTACGGGTTTGGCTAACCCAACTAACTATGCTAACCAACGGTTTCAGCAACAGCAGCAGTACAACCCGTTTGGCTATCAACAACAGCAATACAACCCGTACCAACAACAGCAGTACAGCCCGTTTAGTTACCAGCAACAGTACAACCCATATGATTCATACCCACAAACTTATCAACAGCAGCCTGTAGTACCGACTTCTTCTGGCCCAACATCTCCTATTGTGGGTCGGTCTTCAGGTTTCCGTGGCACTCCCAACGTGATGCGCCGTGCAGAAGGTGGGATTGCAGGGATACTTAAAAAATGACCCTTACCATTCGTTCGGTTGAAACCAACTATGTCCAACAAGTTTGGCCTATGGTGCAGCCGTTTATTGAGGAAGCACTTGATAAGGGCGGGGATTTCCCTGAGTGGGCTGCGGGGTATGATGCCTCACACGTCCAATCATTTTTAACTTCGGGGCAGTGGCTTTTGCTAGTGGCAGTAGATGAAGAGAACCAAATACACGGGGCTTCAACTGTGTCATTTATCAACTACCCCCTGCATCGGGTGGCGTTTGTAACAACAATTGGTGGCAAACTTATTTCCAGCCAAGATACTTTTGAGCAGTTAAAGACCTTGTTGAAACAACGTGGCGCTACAAAAATCCAAGGGTACGGCAGAGATGCCATAGTACGCTTGTGGAAACGCTACAACTTTGAACCCAGAAATACCCTTGTTGAGGTACTAATATGAACTATTCCCGCAGGCAACTTGAAGCTATGGGGGAACCTCTTGGCGAGAGCGTAACCCGTTTAAAACCCGGTGGGCGTATCTATGGCGGTGGTGGAGGTGGTAATCAGCCAACCACTACTACGGTTAACCAATCCAACATACCCGAGTACCTTCGCCCCCAAGTTGAGACAGTGCTTGGTGGGGCAATGAAAGAGTTGTTCAAAACCAACGAAATACCCGGCGTAGACGGCAAACCAAGCACGTTTGAAATTGCAGGCACCAAACCTTTTGTACCTTACAGCACCGACCCTTCAAAGTATGTAGCGGGGTTTAGCCCCCTGCAACAGCAGGTTCAGTACAACGCTGCAAACTTGCAAATGCCGGGTCAGTTCAACCAAGCAACGGGTTACGCTAACGCTGCTGGTCAAGGTGGTTTAAATAGCGCCGTCCAAGCCGCAGGTTACGGCAATGCAGGGTTCCAGTCTGGCCAACAGGGTCAACAATTTGGTACTCAAGGTGGCCAATATTACGGCGACATGGGTGCCCAAGCTGGTAGGCAAGGCCAACAGTCCGGGCTGTTAGGGCAGCAAGTTGGTATGCAGGGTGGCCAATATTACGGCAACATGGGTGCAGGGTACGGTGCATCCGCTGCCGGGTTAGCCCCCCAAGCGCAGCAGTATGGGCAGTCTGCCGCTGACATTGGCCGCATGGGTCTCCGTGCTGAGTCTTTGGGGCAAGATATTACAGGGCAAGCGCGTAACTATGCGGCTCAACAAGCCGCCGCAGGGCAAGATTACGCCCGTCAAATGACTAACCCTAATGCGGTTCAACAGTACATGAACCCCTATCAGTCTGCTGTGACTGATGTCCAGATAGCCGCTGCGCAACGTCAAGCTGATATTGCACGTAACCAACGTGGGGCAAGTGCTGCGCGTTCTGGTGCGTTTGGTGGTGCCCGTCAAGCTATTGAGAATGCTGAAGCTAACCGCGCATTGGCTACGCAACAAGATGCCATTCGTGCTCAAGGCCAACAAGCCGCTTACGACAAAGCTATTCAGGCTATGCAGTACGGCTCCAATCTTGGTCTTCAAGGTTTGGGCGGGGCGCAATCTGGTCTGGGTACTGCCTTGCAAGGCGGTCAGCTTGGCTTGTCGGGTATTGGTCAGGCTATGGCTGGGCAACAAGCGGGTATTTCTGGTTTGGGTCAAGCGGGTAACTTGTACGGCCTTGGTATGCAGGGGGCTGGCATGGGCTTGCAGGGTGTTAACGCTCAACTTGCAGGTACAGCCCAAGGTATGCAGGGGGCTGGTCTGGGTATCCAAGGTGCCCAAGCTGGGCTTCAGGGTGTGGATCGTCAACTGGCGGGTACGGCTCAAGGCATGCAGGGTGCACAGACTGGGCTTCAAGGTGTCTCGGGACAACAAGCTGGTTACGGCCTAGCTAATCAATCAGCGGGTCAGTTGGGTCAGTTAGGCACCCAGCAGCTTGCCGCACAACAAGGCATCCTTAGCCTACAGAATCAGATTGGCGGGCAGCAGCAGGCGCAGGAGCAGCAGATCATCAACCAAGCGATTCAGAACTACGCGCAAGGAAGAGAAGCGCCAATGCAGTCCCTTAACCAGTTCAACTCTCTGTTGCGCGGTTATGCTCTTCCCGGTACGACTACAACCCAGTATCAGGCGCAACCTACACTAGGCAACCAGTTGGCAGGCTTTGGCACGGCTGCGGTCGGCGCTACGGCACTATCAAATGCGCTGGGTAAAAAGAAGGGCGGTACTGTGCGATCAGGTATTGCAAACTTGGGCTTGTACAACGCGGTGCACTAAGGAAAAATTATGAGCCTCAATAGCCTTCAAGATGATATGTCACGCCGCGCTGCTTCAATGGCGGCAATGGCTAGACGCGCAAACAACCCGCAAGAGATACAAGCCATACAGCAAAGTCTTGTTGCAGGTGTTCAGAACGGTTCGATACAACCATACGTTGGCATCCCCCTGATCCAAGACCTGACCAAGAAGTTGGCAGAGGCCACGGCCAAGATGGCGCAAACCGTTGCTGGTGCTGGCATGCCACAGCCCCCGGCAGATGGCCCCCCGATTGCCCAGCAGGTGATGCAGCAAGCCGCCCAAGAAAGCCAAGGGGTTGAAGCCCTGCCATCTAACCTACCGCAGTCTTATGCTGGCGGTGGCATCATTGCGTTTGAAGGTGGTGGTCAAGTTGAGCGTTACCAGAACGCTGGATATACAGGCGAAAGCGAAAGAAAACGCGTTGAAGAAGCAATGGCCAAGTTACGCACCTATGGTTTGCGCCAACGCCAACAAGACCCCCAAGGGTACATTGCCGCAGAGACTGCCGCTAAAGAAGCACAAGCTGCTTTATCTAACGCTGAACGTTCAATAACTGGTGGCCCTGTTGGAGCAATGGGTCAATCTATGGGGCTTCCCATGCCTCCTGCTGTAGCACCTACAGCTACTCCTGCGGCTATGCCATACGACCCGGCAACCGCTACTCGCCGCTCTCAGTACACAAACGCCCCCATCCCTAACACCCCCGGTGCCGCCCCCGCTGCCCCTAGTGCTGCTCCCGGTGCTGCAATCCCCGGCGCGAGTAGTTTCAAGATGCCTACATTTGCTGGTATGACAATGCCCTCCGCACCCGCATCGACAAACTACCAAACATTACTTGGAGATACGGAAGCAAAAACAAAAAGAGCGGGAGACACCGCTAATAGAGAAACACTAGAAAAATTAGAAAGTTTTGACGAACCCGGTAATGCAGCCCGAGAAGAAAAATACAGCAAACGTGAAGCTGCCCAAGCAAAAAACTCGGCAATGGATCGCGCTTTGAACATAATGAATCTTGGCTTTGGGATTGCTGGCAGTAAAGAACGTACCCTTGCAGGTGCTCTGGGTAACGAAGGCCGCGAAGGTATCCGTGACTTGCTCAGAGGCGAAGCCGCAAACCGCGCTGCTTTGGATAAGCTGGATGATGCCCGTGACAACTTTGAGCAACAAAAAACTGCTGCTAAGAAAGGCAACTACCAAGCTGCCCAAGCTGCTAAGGAACGCGCAATTGATAACGTGTACAAATATCAAGATTTAACTATGAAAGCTGCTCACTACGGCAGCAACGAGGCTTTGCAACGTTATCACACCGAGATGCAAGGCAATTTCCAACAAGCGTCTCTAGATCAATCCGGTAAACTTGGTATTGGGCATTTGGATATACAAAATAGGCAACTTCAACAACACGCAGCGGCGGCGGCTGCAACTCTTGCAATGCAAAACAGACGTATTGATGCTATGAATGCAACAGCGTTAGCACGTCAGCAGCAAGTTCGTGTAAATGCTTCAAATACGTTTGATAAAGAAATTGCACCGGGGTTAAAAGCAACTTACTCCAAAGATCCTTCAAAAGGTGGGTATGGCCCTAACTGGGAAACTGGTAAAGATCCTCGTAGTTTAGAAGCCCAAATGAAATTTAAACAAACGAAACAAGCTCATGTAGCAGATGCGCTTAGTCAACACGATTTACAAACGGGCTATGCTCGTCAGGCAGATGCTCTTTTAGGTGATTAAATATGATCATTGATCTCCCAAAGCTCGGCCCCGTTAACTTTCGGGATGATCTAACGTCTGAGCAGTTTCAAGCGCAACTATCTGCGCTTCAAGATAAGTACGATTTCAAGCTGCCAAAACCAGAGGTAGGGATTGGTACGCTGCTCAAGCGTGGTTTCATGCGTGGCATGGGAGAAACAGGTATCGCTCTGGGAGATATCCTCCCCGCCATGGGCGCGTCTAAACTTGGCTTTGATGACTACGCCAAACGTCAGATGGAGGAAGCTGATGTCTCACGCCAAGCGTTAGAAGCCAAGTACCCCACACAGTTCAAGTCATACACTGAGATTGATAACCCATACGAAGCCCTGCAATACGGTGCTGAAACTATTGGTGAACTTGGCCCAACAGCCTTGACTGCGCTGATCCCCGGTGTGGGTGCTGAAGCTGTAGCCGCACGGATGGCTAGTGCTGGTGCTATGAGGGCTGCGCAAGCGGTTGGCCCTTTGTCTCGCGCTGGTATGGCAGTGGCAGAGACCGCTGCTAAACAAGCTGGTCAGGTTGCTGGTAAACGCGCAATGTATGGTGGTGTGTACCTTGGCTCGTTGGCACAAAACGCACCCGAAGTGTTTGAGAGCATCTACCGAGAAACTGGCGAGATGGAGCCGGGGATTGCCGCGCTTGCGGGGGGCATCTCTTCTGTCTTGGACACCATCGTCCCCGGCAAATTGCTAGGGGAACTTGGTGGCTACGGCAAGTTGAAGGTCGTTGAGAAGTTGGCCAAAGAATCCGGTGCTGCACCGAAGGTGTGGAAGTATATTGCCAAAGAAGCTGCAATATCCGCAGGGACTGAAGGGCTGACCGAAGCCGCGCAAGAGGCTATCAATGCCGCAGCAGAACAAGTTGCAGGTAGCACCAAGGGCATGCTCTCTCCTGAGAACATCCAGCGTTACAAAGAGTCGTTCGTTAAGGGTGCAATCGGTGGCGGTGTGTTTGGTACTGCAACTGGCACAAGCCAAGGTCTGACTGCCCGTAAAGAATTTGCTACTGCCCAAGAAGCCGAAGCATACGTCAATCAACTACGCGCTCAAGAAGCCGCTGCGGGTACGCTCACTCCAGAAAAGTCTGCTGAGTATGATGCACAGATTGCAAATGACCGCACTAAACGTGAAGCTGATTTAGCTGCTGCGTTTGCCAAAATGCCTGAAGATGTAGGCGCGGTATCTATTGCAGCACTTATGGAGCGTGCAGATAACATAAAAGAAAATCCCGGCGCGTATAAACGTATTTACGGGGATATAGATGCCGCTATTGCAGCAAATAAAGCCAAAATTGCTGAAGATGAAACTAAAGCAAAGGCGCAAGCACAAGCCGAACTTAATAAGGTTGAAGCTGAGTACGACAAAGGTTTGCGTAATAAACAGGCGGGGTCAGCGTTTGCTACACAGCAGCCTACCCCCGGCACTGGCGGTATGTTCAAACCCGGTGATCCTGTCACTGTGGACACGTTAAAAAGCCTTGATATTTCTCCCCGTACTAAAGTTGGTAAGAGCCTACTAGGCACAGACCTTGATACCGTAGATGGTCGCCGCCAACTCATCCAGACATTAGAGAACCCTAGTTTCACAGGCAAGGTTGATGAAGCTGCTTACAACGCTTTAGTTAGCAAGTTTGACCCACAAGAAGTTATTGCCGCCCGTGCTGAATCGCAATCTGGAGCACCTGATGTTACAAGACCTGACGCCGCCCCAAGTGGAGGAAGCCCTAGCGTGGTTAGCGAACCCGTTGCCGCTGGAGTTGCCCCAACCATTGCGGCACCTGAACGAGGTGGAGATGTTTCTACTCAGCAAGATGTTGGAGACACTGCTGTACGAGAAGAACAACAGCCCACTGCACTAACTGAACCAACAGGAGTAGACCTTGGCACTGCGCCCCCTCAAACCCAGCAAGCAGAAACGCAAAGACAAGAAGCCCCCGCTGCCCCGCGAAGCGTTTTAGACCGCCCTGATCTGTCCGCAGAACTGCCCGTAATCAACGAGAAACTTGGTCGGCGCGGGGTTAAGCTCGACACACAAGCAACAGATGCCCGTGCCTATTTTGGCAAGGTAGCCCCTGAACTTGCGCTCGATTCGATTGCCAACGACTTGGTGCTACAACCCACTGCCTACCGCAACTCTAAGATGACGTTGCCTAGCGTTAGCAAACCGGGGACATTTGCCGCAACCCCCGAGCCAACATTTGGTACTGAAGCAGAAGCCGCATTCTATAAAGGCCAAGGTGGTATCCACGCCAAGAATGCCGAGGCATGGGCACGTGCCAACTTGTCCCCTGAATCTGTTGCATTCTTAGACCAGAAGATTGCCCTGTACACAAAAGAAGCCAGACGTTCTAACACAGCACGAGCGAAGCAGCAGAGGCAGCAAAACATCAGCAAGGGTGTAAAAACGCAAGTGGCCGAAGAATCTGCCGCCGCTGAAGCGCAAGGCGAGTACGCTCCCACAGAAGAAGAAATTGCAGACGCTAAAGGTACAAAAACTGAAGCGGGCAAACGTAAAGCTCAAATGCAACGTCTTGCACGGCAGTTGGCTGAACAAGACCCCTACGACAATTTAGACGATAACGCTGACACTGACACCACAGGCTATAAAGCTGATGCAGACCTAGCCGCATTACATACACAGGCTCACCCGGCGGTGCTCCAACAGCTTGCCAACAACAACTTGGCGGGTGCTTTACAAGGGCTGGCGGACAGTGGGTCGTCTAAGACAGCAGAACTCTTTGCACAGAACTTATCCAAACTTGTTGGCAATGTGAACCTCGTATATGGCGCTGAGAAGTCCATGTTCGATCCAAAGACCAACACCGTCTACCTGCGTGATGGCGCTACTGAGTATGAGATCCTGCATGAGTCTTCACATGCAACCATGTCTCACACCTTGGACAACCCTTCACACCCCGTGACCCGTCAGGTCATGACCCTCTTCAATCAAATGAAGAAAGGCACTGAAGGAACTTATGGTGCGCAAGATATACAAGAGTTTGCAGGCGAGGCGTGGAGCAATGATGCGTTCCGCAACCGCCTGAAAGAGTTCAAGCCTACTGGTGAGAAACTTACTGGTTGGGAGCGTTTGGTTAACGCCGTGCGTCAGTTGTTACGCTTGCCCCCTAAATATAAGACTGCGCTGGATGCGATTGACCGCATGCTCAACGACATCATCAGCCCACCACCTGAGACACGCACGGGTGAAACTTTGTACGCGCAGTCCCTGCACAACCCCAACGTTGTGCAAGAAATATTTGCAAAGGCGGGGGAGGCCATACGCAAGCAACCCATCATGAACAGTGAGAAGGCTGTTGGGTTTTGGAAGGCCGCAGAAAAGGTTGGGCGTACAGGTCGGTACATGATGTACAGGTCATTGAACTTGTCTGCCTTGGGTGAAGCTGGTAGCAAATATTTGGGCAATACCGCAACTCGTTTTGCTTCCACCCTTGAAGAGATGGCGGGTTATCAAGAGAAGATGCTTGAAGCCATGCACCCGTTACATGACCGCTTAACTGAATTTCGACAGGCTCCTGAGTATCAGGCGTGGTCTACCTTGGTACATGACGCTACTCGTGTGGACGTAAACCCATACGCAGACGTGAGCAAGTACGTAGGCAGTCCCACAAAGGTAGCCGAGTGGAGGCAACTCAGTGCAAGATTTAACAAACTTACACCAACGGGCCAGAAGTTATACCGCGATCTGTTTGCCACCTACAAAAAACTTGATGCAGAGTTTTTAATCTCGCTTGAGCGCAACATCGGGGCTACGGTGGGTGACAAAGCACAGGCTGCCTCTGCTTACCAGAAGATTTTGTTTGAGTTGAGTACTGTACGTGTTGACCACTATGCGCCGCTGTTCCGCGAAGGGCCGTTCTGGTTGCAGTATGACGTGGGTACTGACACTAAGAAAGAAGCCTTTGAGTCCGAGGCTGAACGTGACTTTGCGCGTAAGAAACTAGAAGCCAGCGGTGCTACAAACTTTGACGCTTACTCCCGTGCGGATCAACTGACAACCAAGACCGTACCGTCTGGCACTATGTTGGCTGAAATCATGAAGATCATGAAAGACAGCGGTGCCGGTACAGATGCTATTGACGACTTGATACAACTTGTTGTTAAGGCCATGCCTGAAGCCAGCATCTTAAAGGGCCGTCAAAAACGTACTGGTATCGGTGGCTACATCGACAATGCCGCCTTTGTGTTTGACCGTGTAAGCAGTAACACCGCACGTCAGTTGGGGCGTATGCAGTACGGCCCTGAACTACAGCGTCTTGTGACAGAAATGGTTGCAACGGCTAATACCGCACGGGGGGATGTCAATACCTATGGGACAGAACTCATTAAAGAGTTTGAAGGTCGCCGCGAATTTGCAATGAAACCTACCCTGTCCGGTTGGTCGCAGTTTGCAAGTTCCGGTGCGTTCTACTACAACCTCGCTGGTAACGTATCCTCTGCGGCTGTTAACACCTTGCAAACTCCGTTGGTTGTCTTCCCGCAACTTGGTGGTGAGTATGGGTTCAAAGAGTCCTATGTGGCCTTGAAGAATGCCCTGAAACTCTACACAAGCAGTGGGTTGTCACGGAAGGTTACTGAGTTGACAGGCGAAGTCAGTGATCAAAAGGCCATGACCTCCATTGAGAATCTAATCAACAGGGGGGACAGTAAAGCCACAAAGTATGCGGGTCTCATTGAAGCCATGAAAGCCCGTGGTCTACTGGCCACGTCTACCGCACGGAGTGCACTAAGTTCAGAGAACAACAACTCATCGGGCTACGGCAACGCAAACAAACTTATGCGCCAAACTGCGTTGGTAAGTTCTTTCATGTTCCACCATGCCGAGCGCATGAACCGTGAGATCACAGCCGTTGCCGCCTATGACTTGGAGATGGGAAAACTCAAGAACTCCAACCTGAGCGAAGCTGAGAAGCAAACCAAAGCAATTGATAAAGCTCTAAAGCTCGTAGAGTATGCGCACGGTGCAGGTAGCACGTTATCCGGCCCCAGCCTCGGTCAGAGTGACATAGGAAAAGTTTTGATGGTGTTCAAGCGGTTTGCGTTCAGCATGTACTACATGTTGTTCGACACCATGATCCGTTCGCTCCCCACCAAAGGCGCAACGGGTGAACAGCTTGAAGCAATCAAGGCGGCTCGTAGGCAGCTTCTTGGCATCTACGGCATGTCCGCGCTCTTTGCAGGTGTCAAGGGTATACCCTTGTATTGGGTTGCTGCGCTGGCCTATAACATGTTCCAAGGCAAAGATGACGATGACTTTGATACCGTCATGCGGGAATACCTTGGTGACTTCCCGTTCAAAGGCCCAGTCAATTACTTCACTAATCTGAGCGTTGCCGACCGTGTGGGCTGGACTGACTTGTTGTGGCGTGAGCAAAAGGGTAGCAAGGCAGATGCAAGTGCCTTGTCCCAAATTCTTGAAACCGCATTGGGTGCGCCGTACTCGATTGCTGACAGTTTGTTCCGTGCAAAAGACTTGATTGCTGAAGGTCAGTATGAGCGTGGTATTGAGGCTATGCTCCCTGTGGGTCTGCGCAACGTCTTTAAAGGTGGTCGCTACGCAATCGAAGGGGCTAACACGTTGCGCGGTGATGCGGTTGGGGATGTGAACGGATACAACGCTGCTATGCAAGTGCTTGGCTTTGCTCCTGCTGACTTGATGAAGCAGTACGAAGAGAATGCGTACATGACCGAGAAGGGTAAGGCCATCAAGGCTATAGAGAAGAACGCGCTGAAGAAATACTATGCGGCGATGCGTGAGGGTGACGCCGACGGCATGATGGAGGCGCGTGAGAAGTTGTTTGAGCTTGGTGCTAAGTACCCTGACCTAAAGATCAGTGAGAAGACAATCACGCAGTCAGTGAAAGCGCGGGAGCGTATTACAAATGAGATGCACCACGGTGTACAGCTTGACCGTAAGCTGGCTCCCTACTTGAAGCAAGCCGCCGCAGAAGCATACGGCGATTAAAAAAAGACCCCGACCGAAGTCGGGGTTCAAGGAGATAGCAACTCAAGGAGAGAATAACACCGTTGCTAGGGTGAACTCTAACACAGTGTTAAGTGATTCGCCAAAACCTCACTCCCTGTGTGCCTCTTTCCAAAACAAATCGGGACTTAACTTTCATACCGCGCTCGTCAGCAGAGGCGGTAATTTGATCCGCAATACCTTGACGATCTAGGCACGGTATGTAGAAGGAACTACCCACTACAAACTTATGCCATTCTACAGCAACTTGTACAGTATCAGTTGTTATCGTCATGTTTAGTAGTTTCTACTTCCGGGTCAAGGTCAGTAGCAACAGCGCAGTCAATCATTAGCGCAAACACAGATGGCGTATTCATGTCAGACCCCTTGGACATGCTCTTTTTAACAACACCTTTGGTGATGTTATTCTTCTGTAAATCAGCACACAACATCTTATAAGAGATCTGGTTGTTACTACACCACTCACGCAGCGCCTTTGCAGAGATGTACAACAGCTTTGTATCGGGTTCGTAGCGGGTCATCAACTCCCCACGGGGTTCTCTGACCGGAACTTCAAGCAGCCCTGACCGTTTATCAGAGGTGCTTTTTACGATCAACATGTTGTTGTTCTTCTCATTCAAGAACTGGCCAATGCGACTCAAAGGTGTCATGCCATCAGAGCGCACTTCAAGGCGCATACTGCTCAGGGTCTCCACTGCCCACTTGTAGATTGCGGAAACGTCAATGTCGTGCAAGCCCAACTGCTTGGCAATGATGCCCGATGTCAGGGCACATGCTGCTGTTGCTGACCAGAAACGCTCACGTTGTGTGAACCCTGCGGCCTTATCAAACTTGCGCTGAACCTTCTCTAGTAGCCGCTGAACTTCAGGCAGATTGGCAATCACATACCGTATGAAGATTTCCCCGGCTATGCCGTAGTTCTCGTACATGGGGTTGAACATCGCATCTGACTCAGCCTTGCTGAAGCTGTCGTTCTTGGATACCGAGAACTCCAGTATCCGCATCAGTTCGCCCTCTGGAAAGTCTTTGAGGTTGTACAACTGATCGTACAGGCTCTTGTTGCCTGACGTGATTGCGATTAGATACCAGCGCAACATGTTGCTACGTTCAGCATTGGTCTGCGACTGCATGCGGTTGCGGCCCCGGCCATGCGTGATGGCGTAAGCCACTGCACTGACTTCCTCGTCAACCATGTTGGTCAGTTCATCAATAGTCCCCGGCAGATTACCAAGCACGGATATACGGTGTATACGTGCCAAGTACTTGTCATCTTGATTCATCAATGGTTCAACGGGCCTACCCCAGATGCTATTGACCATGTACTGGATGGTTGTCTTGCCTACACCGGAGCCGTTGTTTGTCAGGTGAATGATTGCGCCGTTGAGTTTTGTGAACTTGAACAACGCTGAACCAAACCCCGCAAACAAAGTGAACGCACGTACCTCATTCCCCGGTGCTCCATAGATGTTGGCAACTTTCTTCCACTCAGCAATCGTGCCCTTCTTGGTGTAGTAGTTTGCAATCTCCGCAGTGGCGTTTGATGACGGGCTGTAGTTCACCCCCTCTGCCGTGATCTCGCGGTTACCCAAGATGAACTTGGTATCGTTTTCATGCCAACCAAATTGTTGCCGCGCCTTTTCTGCCTCTGACAGGTGCTGAAGTTCTTGCACCCACTTGGTGATGTATCCCATAAGTAAATCCAATCTTTTGTTGTATGCGGTAACGCCTTGGTAGGCAAGAATTTCCCGCAGTTTGTCCTTAGATAAAATGCTCGATAGTGGCGCAGAGAATTCACGGATCCCGTCCTTGGGCATGTGCAGACGCATCCATAAAGATTCTCCAGTGTCAGGATCATTCAACCTCTTGACGACATAGAAGTCGTACTCGTAGATCAACTCATCTTTCTTGTCCTCACCCTTCTCGTCTTTGCCCCAACCCCGCTTGTACACACCGCCGTTCTTACCACGAAAATAGGGGAACGGATAGTCAGGGATTTCGACTGTGACTTCTTCTTCCAGCACAGCGTTGTGCATGACAACGATGTTGTCTTCTGCCTTGGCTTCAGCAATGCGTGAGCCAATCTGAATCGGGGAAGTAATCTTGTTCTTGTGTGCGCAGTCTTGGCACGGTGCTGAATTGATACTTGCAAACGTAGTGCACTTGTATGGCTTCCCCAGCAGGGCATGGGCTTTGTTGAACGTCTCTCGTGGATCGTATTCTGAATGCTGATTGCTAATCTTGTGGATTGCTTTCTCGCCGTCTTCGCAGTTGATTGCGATTGATAGCCCCGCTCTCCATAGCGGCTCCTCAACAGTCTCTTGCTCTTTGTATATACGCAGTAGCTGTGCACACCCTTCGCCTTCAGCACTCTTGCGCATGACCGTTGAAAACCGCGAGATGCTGTTACCCATCAAAGCGCGGGTCGTTGCATCTATTGGGCGGCGTGGTGGGGAGTCAGAACCAAACACACCTTGCGGTTCGTCGTCTTCCTCTTCCGCACCTATCAACGTCTTGAAGCGTATGAACTCTACGGGCTGCGACTCAATAAGTATGGAGACTTGCTTGGGTGGGTTGTCCTTGAAGTTCAGCGTCTCGGGTACACGTAGTATCCGAGCGGCATCTGCTGTGACGGAAGGGTCAGCAAGCAGATTGTATGAGGCACAGAATTTCTTCAGTGTCTCGGCTGTTGGCTTCCAATCGTTGTAACCGATGGTCTCCTTCAGCGTCCAGTAAACGTGTATGCCACGTCCTGAGTTAACGATAGTGGGTCGAGGTAACCCTGTTGCTTTAACAAATAGTCTGAGCGCATCCAGTGCAGATGCTTGTGTGTCGTATGGTTTGTTTTCCCCGCAATCTAGGTCAAGCCAAAAAGACCTGAACCATTTTGCGTTCTTTGCTGTGCGGCCTTCAGTCTCCAGAAGATATTTGGCGCATCCAAAATATGCGTCATACCCCTGCGAGATAAGCCCCTCTACGACTCCATCAATCTCAGCAATCGTTTCTACAAAAGTCTGCCTCGGCGCACCCTTCTTCAAACCAACCACGCAGCACAAGCCTTCGGGAGCAAGCACAGACGTAAGAAAGGAGTTCCGTGTTGTCATTATTCTCTCTTTTACAGACAGGTATGCCTTCCGGTCTACTGGCGATAGACCTTGGGCGGGGAATCAAATTGCGGTGTTTGCCGCTAGACGATCAAGCAGTTCCCATAATACTTTGCGCTTCGGCGGGTGGGGCAGTGCTTTCCCTAAGAACCACGTGTAAATGGCTTGCCGTGATACGCCTATGTGCTCCGCTACATCCTGTACCGGGATGTCACGTCGAATGCAAATGCGACCAAGTTGCACACCCACGTGGAATGAATCTGCTTTATTGTTCGCATCTACAAACTTACGAGAATAGCCTCTGTTGTTCATATTTGCCCATGACTTCTTCGTAACTAAATACCTCTTTAAAGCACTCGCTTATGCTAACTTCTTCAGTGCTTGTACCCTCGACATTACCCATGTACGTAAATACTTTTTTGGGTACGCGAACTTCGCCTTGGGCAAACTCTCTGCCTAGTTTTGTAGACCGCCAAATGCCTGAGAACTTTGCTCTGTGCGTTTCGTCTTTGCTTTTGCGTTCTACAAGACCCCACCAGTGCAAAGTAGCTAGTTGGTTAGACCGTACCAACCATTGAGGCGCGGTTGTAGGAACATCTACCCAACCATCTTTGTCACCAGCTTGTTGGTATAGCCATATCAATGCTCTCGCCATAGTGTTGTTGATACCACGGGCGTAAACACGACCCCAGCGGTCACACACGGGGCAATGCCCACCTTCGTCATCAATAGTGTGCCGCCACTGATCTCTCAGTTGTTGCCTATCCATGTTGTTCTCCTTTGAGATGGGGGTTTCCCCCCATCTGTTTTTACTCGTCAGCCCAATCGTCCAAGATGTCAGCCACATCTTTTGGTGCGGCTTTCTTGGTGCTGCGCTTGGTTGGCTCTGCCTCAACTTCTTCAGCCTGTACCTTGGGCTGCTCTTTGGGGGCTTCCACTGCAACAGGGGCGGCAATCTGCGCGGTAGGTTTCGTAACACCATCAGCTTGGGCCGCAGTAGATGCAATGGCGACCTTGGCTTCAGCAGACTGGCCCTTCTCTTGGGTCATCGTCAACTCGGTTTCGTCCAACGGGCGCACTGCCTTGAAGGTCAACCGTGGTGTTGCGCTTGCAGTATCAAAACGCATCTCAGTGACGACGGCTGTGACGGGCAAACCATGACTACCCAAGAACTTTGCATATGACTGCAAGGGCATCTTGCCGTTCTCGGTTGCACCAAAGATTGACTGCGCGGGTAGCGTCAACTGATAAACGTCTCCACGAATATCGTTCTCCAAGAGGACGGCAAGGCGTTGACTGAATCGGCATGCACGGGAATCACCTTGACCGGAGCCTTTGATGTTCTGTGAACACGCAGCGCACTTGCTTGCTTGTGGTGACTCAGACTTGATGTCGGGTGCGACACCATCGTTTGACCAACATGTGGGGGCTGTGGCTTGGCCTTCTTGGTAGGATCCCGCATAGTATGTTCTCGATACATTGGCATTCGCCGCCGCAATGATGATGTTCATAGCGCGGTCTTCGTTTTGGGCAACCTCTTTGCCATCGACCATCATGCGGAAGACGTTGCCGCGAATAGAGATACGCTTGCCGCTAACACCACTGCCGCCCATCAGGGCTTTGGTTGTAGCATCAAGTTGCAGGTTCTTCAGGTGGGCAGGTAGTGTGTTGCCGCCTTTAGAAAACAGGGTCATTTCACTCATTTGGGTTCTCCAGTTGTTACAGGTTTGGTTTGCATTAGGGCATCAAGATCGGCGCGATTGAAACGCACTTTGGTGCCTACACGGAAATGAGGGATTTTTCCCTCGCGGATCATGTTGTAGATTGTCTGACGTGACATCCTCAACAGCTTTGCCACTTCTGGCACAGTCATAGATGCTTCAAGTTCCACTCGCGGTTCTCCTTATAGTTACGCTGTATTTGCTGTCAGTGTTCAAACCCATAGGCGTAAGATCCGGGTTCTCTTCCAGCAGTTGTTTCATATTAAGCTGCGCGATACGGCGCTCCAGCAGTTGAGGCATCTTGTGTTCCAAGATGAACTTGTGCATGGACTCCCAGTCGCTTGTCCAGTAGCGGGTCTTCACCGTACGCATTACCGTACCGTGCTTGCTACCGAGACGGTCAACACCGATTTCCTTGCAGGTGTCCAATAGCTTGGTCTCCACAAGTTCCATCTGTGTCTTCACCGTGCTGTCAGCTTCTTCGTAGTCACGCAGAAGTTCGGCACGTTTGTCACGCATCTTGATGTAGACGGCGACGAGTTTATCAACCGATATTGTCTCGGTCATAACGCTCTCCTTTTTTGTTTGTGTATGGATAATAACCTAAAACTTTACAGTGTCAAGAGTTTTTCATTTAAGCATTTCTCCGTATAAGTCGATGATCCGGTTGTGGATGTCCATCTTGTTCTCCAGCATCTTGTACATACGGCGCTCTACCCCGCTGCCTTGCAAGTGCACCACCACTGAGGGGTTTTTTTGCCCTGCTCGGTGTACACGTGCGTTGGCTTGTAGGTAGGTCTCGACGGACATCACTGGACTCCAATAGACAATCGTATTGGCGGCATGCAGGGTTACCCCGTGCGATGCCGCTTGTGGCTGGATGACAAGTACCCGTAGGTCATCCTTTGTTTGGAAACGCTCAAAGATTTCTGATCGCTTTCCCACCGACACACCGCCATGAATGACTGCTGTCGGGCATCCATGCTTACGCAAATCCTCTGCAACCACCTCAATGGCGTGTCTGTACGGCACAAACACCAGCACCTTGTGGCTAGACTCCTCAATCACTTCGCGCAACACCGCCAGTCGGTTGCTTGCATCGAACTGAACCACCTCACCTGTATCAGAGTATACCGCACCACCTGATAATTGCAACAACTTATTTAAGTTAGCAGCAGCATTTACTGTCGTTATCTCTTCACCTGCTGCTTGTACGATAAGACGCCTACGTAGTAGCTCATAGTACTTCTCTTGCTGTGCAGTAAGTGGTACGTCACGTGTTACATAAGTCATTTCAGGGAGGTCTAAACATTGTTCCTTAGTAAATCTTATGGCAGGCTGTAACGCCCTGTGGACAACTTGTTCTGAATCTAGCTTGGGAACCCATTTGAACTGCGTGATCTTGTGCATGACCTGATCGCGGAACCCGCCAAAGAAACGCGGAATCCCTTCGGGGTTCACCAGCTTGGCGATGCCATAGGCATCCAAGGGGGACTGCGATGCAGGTGTGCCCGTCAGCATCCATAGCCACGTGTTCGGCTTGATCAGATTACTGAGCACCTTCCAACGTCTTGTAGAGGGGTTCTTGTATGCGTTGGCCTCATCAATCACGATGAGGTCAAACTTGCCCTTGAGGATGTCGTTGGCAACGATCTCCACCCCATCGTAGTTGATGATGACGTACTCAGCATCCCCCGCGATGATCTCTCTGCGCTTCTCTGGCTTGCCGTAGGCAACATCTACCTTGCGGTGCATAGCCAGCCTGAACAACTCATTGCGCCATGCTGTGTCCATGATGGACAGCGGACAGATGACCAGCACCCGCTTGATGATGCCCCTTGATAGCAGGTAGTCCGATGCCCAGATGACTGAGCCAGTCTTGCCAGTACCCTGCTCGTTAAAACAGAACGACCGGCGGTGCATCGTTAAGAAGGACGATGTAACTTTTTGATGGGCGAAAGGTTTATACAGCCCCGGCCATTTGTATAGGGCATTGATGGGCGAGGGTATGTCTTTGAACTTGAGGTTCTTCAGGACAATGGCCTCCTCCAAATCCCAATTTACCAAGACCTCCGAGACTCCATCATCCTCTGACAAAACTTTGCTCTTTGGAATCACTGTGGTGATCCTGTCGGGGTTGCGTACCTTCAACAGTAACGCACGGTTATCTATGATCTGCACTTTTCTTCTCCTTCATTTGCTTGCGCAACTCTAATAGTTCTTCTAGCATGCGCTCCATATCTTTCGACGCTTGAAGGTGAAACGGGCTTATGGGTATGCAATTTGCAATTGAACGCATCATGCCAATCGTCACTCTCATCTCTCGTTCTGAAACTTTTCTCATCTGATCTCCAATGACTAACATCCTGAATACGGTGTGTATCAGGTTCTTTTTATAAGTCCCCCGTGACGTGGGGGTTCCGGTCAACTCCCCGCTTGAAAGTTTTAAAACGGTGTTGACTGATACGGTTATGCTAGGCTAATCAAACCCTGTCTGCTACTACTCGTACCTTACCTTGCAGACATCATGACTCACTCATGATCTTTTACGTTCCTTCGCGCTTACTTCGGACACCACCTTGTGGTTAGCCCCGCGCTTAAATGATCTGTTGGTTGATGCGCTTTCAATACGCACACCGTTCTTGTTACCACCGCCCTTGGACAAGGCTTTCACGTGGGCAACATCTTTACCTTCACGCATGTCAGCTTCCCCGTTGTGGTTGTTGTCGGGCTTGGTCTTGTCCAACTTACGCCGTGCACGTTGTCGCTCCATCCGCGCCTCGTGTGCACCCGCACGTTGCTTCTCTAACTCGTATTCGCGCTTGACGTTACGGTCAGCGGGGTTCTTATAAGGCATGTAAATTCCTTCCGTTGTGGCTACATTCTGATACAGGACACCACGCTTTGCAAGTGAAATTTTTCTTGGCGTTGAACACCCCGGTCTCGTATGCTGTTTCACGTGAAACGATCACATCATCCAACTTCGCAAAGATGTCAAACTTGTTGTGTACAGAGAAATCCACGGGTATGAAGTCCCTGCAAACCACGAACAGCAACCCTGAACGCACGAACTCTATCTCAGGGTAGTGCACAAAAACACAAGCTGCCATCAGTGCTAACTGCTTGGGGTCTGCATAGCGACTACTCTTGCCAGTCTTGTAGTCAATGATCCGGGCTTCCTTCTTCTTACGGTCGATGATCAACAGATCGGCTATGCCCCTGTACCAAACTTGTGGGTCATCAAACCCACATGCCACCAGCCGCCCATCTTCCTTCTTCAACCCCATCTTCTGTTCGCAAATCTTTTCACCGTCAATCTTCATCAGCTTTTCAAGCAGTGGCTCCATGTACTTGTACTGCTTCGGAATTGGCTTGCCATCACGCACGTACTCCTCTGCGGCAGTGTGAACCGCAGTGCCATACATCATTGCGTCACTCGCAGGTTCCTTGATGTCCTTCGCCACCCGTGTGTGGTAATACTTTTTAGGACACTGATCGAACAGCGTGATGCCTGAGTAACTCCATGCAGGTGCTTTCATTTTTTCTCCGTTGTATGCATGTCCCAAATTTGCCTTGCGTTCTTACCCCAAATGTCCCCAACCATGTATTTCAACTCTTGATACATCTCAGGGTTCTCTGTCTTCAAATGCTCTACCCAATCAGTGTCGGACACCATTGGGTAAAGCTCATCCCACTTTGCACGTAACTTTTTATCTTCTTCTTGTATACGTTGTTCTTCTTCTCGTATACGTTGTTCTTCTCTCAGTTTGGAATTAATTTTAAATTGTGCCCGTGCTTCTTTCTGCTCTTCGGCTCTTGCCCGTTCTTTTTCCCATTGCGTTTGTTTCGCCTCTATCTCCGCTTTCTTCTCTGTGGTTGTTACGTATTGCCCAACCAACTCTGCAAGTTTGTATACGCGATACGGGTGCTTGATGTGGCGCATTGCCTTGGCTTCGATCTGCCTAATGCGCTCTCGGGATAAATCAAACACCACACCAACTTCTTCCAATGTGTAGTCTTGTGTCAGGCCAATCCCAAACCGCAAGCACAACACCGCCTTTTGCCTTGGGGTAACGTCCTCCAATGCTTCCTCGATAAGTCTAGCAACATCCTTTTTGTACACCTCTTCTATGGGATCAACACACTCTCCCTCAGGGGGTACGCATGGCAACTCAGGCATATCCTCATCACGCAGGTAGCCGTAGTGGTAGTACGCACTTTTAAGTTCCTTACTCGCACCAACAAGAGCACCGTAGGGGACGGTGTGCCCGGTCAGTGTTCTGCCGTATGGTCTGTTAGCAGTCGCCATAACTATCTCCCACACCTGCTTCGCAGTTCAACGGAATGCCCTCTGCCCAAGCAGGTACAAACCGCATGCACTCCATCACGTACTCCATAGCTTCTTGCGCTTCTTCCTTTGGTGCAACACATGCCACAGCGTCATGAACAGTGAGTACAACGCGGTACTTCCTGCTGATCTTGATAAGTTGTTCACCGATGATGCAACGCGCCAAGCCCTGACAAATGTTCTCTGTTAACTTGCCGCCGTACAGCTTCACTGGCCCTTTGCGTGAGTCATAAATGTACTGGGTTTTGCCATCTTTGTCTTGTACTTTTCGCAGGTTTGGGTATCTTTGATACAACCCATTTGGCATGAGGATTCCCTCCACACCAATGCTGATACACCCGTTACCCCATGGGGCGTATCGCCCCTTGCTCATAGCGTCAATCGCCGTGGAACCGGACTTCCATAGGGCGGGGATACTAGGATAGGTTTCACGGTAGGTAGAGATAATCCTTGCAGACTCCTCTGCACTGATCGACACGCCGACAGCCTTGAGTTGCGCTTGGAACTTCGCACTGCCCATGCCATAACCCGCGCCAAGAATGGTGGTCTTGCCAACAAATCTTTCAGCCGTAGTAATCTCTTCCCGCTTCTTTTGGTAGATAGCAGATGCCATGATCTTGTATACGTCTTCGCCATTTTTAAATGCCTCCACTAAATCATCTTGTCCTGCGAACCATGCAAGTACCCGCGCCTCAATCTGTGCAGAGTCGCAGTCAATGATCACGTGACCCTCTGGGGCAAGGATAGCCTTCTTCAGCTTCCCTGCGTTCTCACCACGTGAGGGAAAGTTTTGGAAGTTGATCTTGTCCGACCCGCCCCATCGCCCTGTGTGTGCAGCGTAGTAGGAGAGGGGAACAGGTATCGTCCCCCTTCCCGCAATCCCAATGAGGCGCTCGGTGCGAGTCTCCTCCAGCGTAGTCTTGTTACCCAACCTCGCAGCAACAAGTGTCTGTACGCGCTCGTCAGGGTGCTCGGCCAAAGCCTTGAACCCCTCGTCAGACTTCGCCATCGCCAACGCTTGCTTACCCGTAGTCGCACTGATCTTCATAGGCGGGTCAACACCTAGCCCACGCAGAACTTCAGCAAACTTCTGGTTGGACATCAGGTCAGAGATGTCCGCACCACATTCATCGAGCAGGCGCTGCTTGCGATCCTTCACCTCTATAAGATGTTGCCGCAAGATAGATTCATCGAGGCGGAGGACTGGCTCTGTAAACATACGGATCGTCAGGTCGATCAGCTTCAACTCTACCCTCTGGAACATGGGCAGTAGCGTCAGGAACAAGTCGTATGTCAGGTCAACGTCATTGATGCAGTACAGCCCATACTTCGCAAGCTGTTTCTCTGAGAAGTCCTCACGGCACAGGTTGATGGCATCCACCACCTCAGTACCCTTGACGCCTAGCTTGTAGTACTCTGCCAGCTTCTTGAGGCTGTTGCCTACCTCAATGCCGTTGATGGCACGTGCCATGCTCAGTGTGTCTGCGATAGCCTTGGGCCTGATACTGAAGTGCCAGTTCAGTATTGACATGTCGAACATCGCATTGTGCGTAACCACCATGCTGTTGGCCCAGTCAAACGTGTTGAGGAATGCCTTGATCTGCGCGTGCGTACCCGTGCGCCACGTAGTCTCACCATCCCCCACCTTGACCGCCACCCCGATCACTTCAAAGTGCGGATCACGTACATACTCCTCAGTCGTTTGGGTCTTGAACCCCAAGCCCTTGCTGGTGTAGTACGTCTCAAAGTCCAGTGTTATAAGTTTCATCAGAAGTTCAATCCAAAAAAGGCTGCAACGTGTGACTCAAAATCTTTCTTCTTGAACACACCCATCTCGCCTGTAGTTGTAAGCGTAATGCAAAACGAATCACCGTCTACATCCCAGATCATGTAGTCACCTACATTCAGCATGGCCCGTAGCTTATCGCCAGCGGTTTCCTCAACCGCCCCACGGAACTGCCCATCTGCAAACACTTCCCCGAACATGCGAGGCACGGGGTCAGTCACCGCACACCTCCAAAGATCTGGTTGAGTTGTTGGTAGATAAACTTGGCCTCCTCTAACTTCATGGAGTAGGCTCCCAACGATGTTGAGATCGTGATGTGCAGGGTTGTAGGCCCGACAGCCAGTGGGCGCGTGACCACGCGCTCTGCTGGTACAAGTGCTGAGATGCCCTTGTTGGCTTTCTTCTTTGTGTACGCCTTCACCCTGTCCTTCTTAGGCGTTACTTTACGTTTGTTTGGCGGGACATATGTGTAGGCAAACGTACTGCGGCCCACCTTCCCATCTCCGGGTAGTATGCCCTCACGACTCACAAGCCCCCTGTCATAAAAGCCTTTGAGAACCGCAGGTACATACGATATGGGTATACCGGGATACTCTTCCGCAATGTATGTGCGTAACTCTTTACCCGTTACTCCGGGCTGCGCTGTGATCTTATCCAATAACATGTTGGACAACTGCTTGTTCCTGCTGATACTGATGTTCATCTCTTTCTCCTTTGGTTTGTCTGTCTCTTTCCACTCTTGAAACGCTTGCTTGATCTTATCTTCCATCACGGTGTTCATCCTTCGTTCCTTTCAATGTATCTTAGTAACTCGTTAACATCCTCCATGTTGTCCTCATGGACAACAATAGCCAACCCACCCTGCGCAATGATTTGCGCTATGTTCTTATCCTGTAATGCAGTTGTCTTCCCCTTCCCTGCCTTGCATTCAATCGCAAAGAACTTGCCCTTGTAGCACCCAACTATGTCGGGTACGCCCGATGCACCGTAGCCTCCGGTGATGGGATAGAAGTAGTACGCTCCAAGTTCTTTGAGTATGGCGACTACCTTGGTCTTAACTTTTTTCTCTGGTGTCATAGTAAAGCCTCTGGTTGTTGTTTAATCTGTCACATTAATGCTTCTGGTTGTTGTTTAAGTTTTTCTCTTTGTGCTGCTCGGTACATCTGCTCCAGCAGCTTTGGATCCACCCTCGTGAACGGGTCGTAGAAGTTTATATCCTTGAACTTTTTCTTCCGTTTGGAAGGTGTGGTCGTTGAAGCATTTTCGTTTTCTAATGACACGGTTGTTTTCCTTTCTTACTCGTGAGTCTTTTACGTCAGTCTGTGCGTTGCATATGGGGCATCTCAAGCGTTCTTCTCCTTGAGCTTGGCTTCAACTAGGTTGTAGAAAGCAAGCAGCCCTGCGCCATCGTGCTGTATTAGTATCTGCTGATACTCCTCATCCGTCAGCCCCTGCCACGGCACTGCATAAGTTTGTATGTCATCATCTTTTAGCTCAAAGGTTGCTGCCGTTGTGTAAGACTTAAACGTAGGCTGTATTGGCACAGCTTGACCGCAGAACCCTGCATGTTCAGTGGCTTCACGCATTGCTTGAAACGGCCTGTTACACAAGGTGCAGTAGTACTTTTCGTAGTTGTCATCAAACACTCGCGCAATCATGTGTTCTCCTCCTTTGGTGGTGTGGCATTAAGCACGGCCTCAAGATGTTTTGGGTTCATCGTCTCACCAAACTCTTCCTTGTACTTGTGACTGATCTGCCCGAACCAGATCAAGCGGTTGAGTGATTCCTCTACAGACATGCCAAGGCGTTCGTGTATGTGCTGTTTGTTTGGTTGGGTCATGTGCTGTGTTCCTTCCAAAAACTGTACCAAAATAGTTCTTTCATCCACAGAGGCATCTGCGTGTAAAACGCATTGAACCTGTCGCCGTACTTGCGGTGGTGTTTTACATAGGCGTCTTCCAATGTGCTTATCGGCGGTGGTGGAATGTAGGTCTTGTAAAACTCTAAGTAGTCAATCATGTGTTGCGCTCCTTCAACTTATCTTCCACTGCCATTGCAATAGCCATGTGATTTCCAACCTGCCAAAATTCATCGCTCTCAATTTGCGCGAGGTCTTCTGATGTCAGACCCTGCCACGGGCGCTGCGCTGCAAAGTGATCAGCCAACTCCCGCGCTTTGTGTTTATTGATGCCCTCTCGGACTAGGGTAGCCACAACCATGTCACGCCACGGCGTTGGCTCCTGCTCTAGCAGGGGTGGTTGTGCCAAAACTGTTTGAATAGCGTATATGGATTCATACACTCGTGGGTGATGCTCGCCCTTGGTGTGCAACGCATGCAGCGCCAACGCTAGTGCTTCATCTTTAGTCATGTGTTTCCCCTTGCTCTGATGTTCTCTGCTGCTGATTCCAAAGCAGCGGCCCTGATGTCGTTGCAACGTGCCGCCATGCGGTCACACAGCTTCGCACAAGCCTCACGTTCGGCGGCAGCAACAAGGGCGGCAAAGGCTTCAAGGTAGTGCAGAAATTTATCCCTGTCCTTGCCCATGCCGTACCACGACAGACCAGAGGCGTCTGCCATGAGGATGATGTCATCTCGTGTCATGTGTTGCGCTCCTTCAGCTTGGCTTCAATGGCTCGGGCAAAGGATTCCTCTGGCCCCCAACAAGAATTAAAACCAATCTCGTCGTCCATTATTTTGTTAATCTCCTCAATCGTCAGCCCCACCCACGGCTTGGCGTAGACCTGTATGTCATCGTCCTCGTCCCTCGCTGCTTGGCGCAAAGCCTCGCGTTCGATGCGTCTGAATTCATCTTCTTCGGAGTTCATAGCATGGCCCACATTAGTCCCGCAATACCTGCGAGGAAAACAATCGTCATCAAGAACAAAACGATGATGGTCATCCAATGCATGATCTCATCTATCTCGGTGTAGTCGCCATCGTCCATCATGCTTGCTCCTTGTGGTTACTGATGTGCTGCTCTAACCTCTTGATGCGGGTGTCGTTGTAGCGCACGACACTCACTGCATAGTCCACCGCCGTCTCTGCTTCTAGCTTGCACAGATGTGCAACGGCCAACTCCTTGGCAATCACCTCCAACGGTGTTGGTGTACGCCAGTAGCTTTTAAACAATGCAATAAGGTTCATGATTGATCTCCCCACTTGTTAAGTATGTCTGCAATGCCGCCTTCTTGTGGTGCTCGTGCCTTTATGAATGAATCGGCCAATTCAAATGCAGATGCAATGATGTCATCGCCCTTTTTGTTTCTAACCAATAGCCCGGTCATAGCAAACATCGCTGCTAAGTCCCGTAAGTTCTGTTCATGTTCTGTCATGCCATCTCTCCTTCTCTGTTTAATATGTAGTACAGGGTATCGGATATTTTGAATCCCAACTCAGGTACTAGATCATTGTTCTCCGCAATACGCAGCATGGATATCGACTCTATGATCCATGTATCAACATCTTTTTGTGGGATGTTAAGACATCTCAGTCCTCCTTTACTTGGCAAAGAAAAATCGTACAAGTTAACAGTGCCATCCTCATTAACTTCTACACGGATAACGTCATTTGTTTTTACAAGCCCCTCCTTCATCATGTGTTGCCATCTACTTAGTATGCGCTGTGCCGTATAGTCCTGTGTGGCAGGATAAGGCCCGATGTCTACACGCTCATTCATGCGAACACCCAGTAGGTGATGTCCGATACACGAATACCAACATCCGCAATAACGTCACTGTTGTTTGCGATCTGCAACACGGCCAACTTATTACGGATCAACTCAGGCACATCATCCATGCTAGTGCACACAATCGCTTCTTTGTCATCCTTGAATTTGTACGACAAGCTGTTGGACTTGATCCATACAAAGCATGCACGGGGTTTGTAGCCCTGCATACGCCGCAATTCTGCGCCCTCTGCCGCAAGTAAGTCAAGTGCTTTCTGAAACTCTGTTGTTGCTGGTACGTACCCACATGCAATCATGTGAGCAACTTCTTGTGCTATGACGCTACGCTCGATACTGAGCTTGTTGTACATCTTATTCTTCGCCTCTTGGTTCAACGTGTAGATAGCCGAACTCAGCTTCGCATCGCAACATGCCTCTATGTCATCATGATCAAGCGGCGTCAAAAACTTCAGGGCAAGTTTCAATGCCTTAGCCATGTCCTTGGACTGACGGGTGTGGTAACCATCACTTGAGACTGAGAACTTCTCGTTCTCTATCTTGTCAGACTCCACACAGTACACAACCGAACTACCATCGTTGGTAACAAATATCTTACCTGACCTAAAGTCAACCGCATCAGGGAACGTGATACCTAGTACGTGAAAAATGTTTATGGGTTTATTAGCACCAAACCCATCTTTTACCCAAAGCGGGTGAGTACCCTTGTCAACGCATGGCACGATGTTGTAACGCTTGGCTTTGAATGCCTTGAAGAACTTGAGCAACTCAAAGTGTACGGGGATGTCACCAATCCAATATTTATGTCCTTCGTCACGTGCGGCTTGCGATACGGTTTGGAAGCGGTCAAAAGGAATTTTACCGACATAGTTTTCAATGGTTGTTTGCATAAGTTTCTTTCAGGTTAAGGTTAGGGGTCGGGGGGAGGGAACAGGTCTCTAGCGAGACCCATACATTAGTCAAGGTAGATGGCCGAACCTACAGGAGGGACAACCTTGTTACCACCTACGATGACCCACAGCACAGGGGCAGACCATGTACCCCAGTCACCGTAGAGATACCCGTCAGTCATGATGACCACGCACTCGGGCTTGATCTGGTTGTCCTTGAGGTACGTAGACACGCACCTTACGGCAGTGCCACCACCGCCCGCAGGTTTAGTGGATGATGCCAACGTACCAAGTTTCTCCTGTGTGTACACCTCATGTCGTGATACCTCGGTGTCCCAGTAGATGAGGTCAACCTTCTCGGGCTTGACGTTGAGGCAGATGCCCTGCACCTCGGACAGGAACTTGGACACGTAAGGCTCCGTAGACCCTGACATGTCGGGGGCAACCACGATGCGACCAATCGTCTCGGTGACAGTAGAGGGCATGTACACATCATGCTGCAACCACCTACGGTTAACACGCTGCCACGTAGAGATGTCCTTGCCCACAGCGGTAGACGATACGAAATCACGCAACTGCTCACGCCAGTCAACCTTCGGCTCGATGAGAGAACCCAAGGCACGGGACTGATTGCCACCCAGCTTGCTTGCCATAAGCTGACCCTGACGGATAGCTTGGTTGATGTCCTTGGTCACCTGCTCGATCTCTTCTTGTGACATGTCCTTGCCCGACTCCCAGTCATGGTCATCGAGGCTATCACCATCACCACCATCGCCGTCACCATCTTCCTTGTCTTGTCGCAACAAGTTGTACACAGTCTGCGAGTCCATGCCAGCGTACTTGCGATCAAGCAACCCACCCTTGGGCAGTGTGACGAACCCGTTGGTAGCCTTGTTGAGATCGTCAATGATGATGTTGATCACATAGTCGCATGCCATGTTAGCGGTCTTGCCATCCTCTTGGTACAAGTGCTGCCACAGGAACATGTGCTGGAATGTCTTGTGCAGATTCTCATGCATGATGAGGCCACGCAAGTCAGAGTCAACCATGTCCTTGATGAAGGCATTGCCGTACTCGCAGTCGATGCCGTTGGTACGGGCAGTAGGAACCTTGTCGGACACTGTGTACTTCCCGACCATGAACACAGCGGCGTACTCCATGGTGTCCTTGTGCCCCATCAACTCGACGTGGGCACGTTGCAGTTTCTGTGTCGGTGTTAGCGACCGTGATTGTGTAATGAATGACATGATTACTTTCCTTTTACTTTTTGGATTGATAAAACATCTTGCTCGTAGTTCTCAGGGGTATCGTCTGCTTGGACAGTGAATGTCTCATGGACATTACTAATAGCCTCGTTCTCAGTATCTGCCTCGACCGTGTAGGTCTTTGTAATGATGGCGCGAATAGTTACATCGTATTTGGGCATGACACACCTCACTTCTTGGCGAACAGGAAGTTGTTAGCTGCTGCCCATACAGCGAACTCGGTGTTGCGTGCAGCCACGTCACGCTTGGGGCACTTGTCTGACATGACGCTACGGGCGAACAAGCCCTGCGCCTCCTTGGGGATGCGGTTCAGGAACTTCATCCATGCGCTGATACTGTCCTTGTCGATGCGCTGTACAGCCTTGCTCACCAGCATGCAGGACGCAGCAGCAGATGAGGGCACAGTGGCAGTCTCGGGGGACTTGATCAACTCATCCCATGGGGTCAACTGGCTGTTCATCTTGTCCATCGTCAAGATGTTGTGCATCGCCTTCTCACCCACAGTGCCAGCCAGTGCATGGCACATCACGTCATCACCCAGTATCCGGGTACGCTCATACACATAGGACGCACGCTCCATGGAACGGTGTGTCACAACAGCACCACGCACAGTGCGGGGGTCATTGATGTACGTGTTCTGCTCAGGCTTCTCGTAGTCCTCAAAGGATGCAAACATCTCGGGGTACTCAGCCACCGTACCAATGATGACCGGGTTGATACCCATAGGTATGGCGTAGTCCTCGATCCATGTCCGGGCATCAGTCTTGCCGACCTTCACACGGGTCAACCTGTTGAGGGCATGCGGCGGCATGTTGTCACCCAGTCCCTCGACAGACAGGTTAGTCGTACCGAACACGACACCTTCCAGTACATTCACGCCCAATGCTTTCTCGTTCATCAGCCTGAGTGAGGCATTGAGTACACCACCCCGCGCCTTGCCGATCTCATCGAGCATCATCACAACCTTGCGGCCCTTGAAGTGGAACCCGAACTCTTCGTTGGGTATGAATGAGCACACTTCTACACCGTCAATGTCACGTATCTTGGGAACAAGGAAGTCACCAACATCTTTGGTAGTGATGTCCACGTAGCAGAAGAACGCACCCTTGAATTGAGGGTAGGCAGTAGAGTTCTGGAGCATCTTGAGGATAGCGGACTTGCCGATACCCATCTCGCCCTGCACTAGGACGGTCTGCTGGTCGCCGACTGCTGCGATAAGGTCAGCGCATTGCTTGAGAGTGATTGAGTTGTACATGATTTACTTTCAGTTGGTTAAGGGAAACGGATTAAACACTAGGGAAAAGAACAGGGCAAGTTCATACGGTATGAAGATGCCCCAACAAATTACATTTCAAACTTAGACAGTATGCTGTCCACCTTGCGCTTGGTCTGCTCACGCAACATGTCGCTGTCACGCAGAGAGTCGGCATCCACACCACGCATGGCATCCTCCAACTGCTTGCGCATCTCATCCATACGTGTGTCGTTAGTGATGTTGAATGACTTCAACAGGCCGCACACCTCCACGGCATTCTCGATAAGAGAGTCCCTGAAGATCTTGCGCTTGGGGTCACCGTTGGCATCGGTGTCGTCGGTCAGCCGCTCTGACATGCGGGTCAGGCAGTCGTGCAGCCGCTCCCACGCCTCGGTCATAGCACCAGTAACACGTTGCTGTAAGACAGACTCATACTGAGCTTGCAATTCACGTAGGCCATCCTCACCAATGTCCACACGGAAGTCCCCGGACTGAGGCAGTGGGGTCATGCTGTAGCGCATGGCAAACTTGGATTCGATGGACTCCCGTGTCGGGTAGTCCTCACGGTTGAACAAGTCACCCAACTGGAAGGCAGCAGCAGACACCAGTGTGTCGTAGTCACTCAGGAAGGTGTTGACGCTGGATGCGAACTGCTGCTCGTAGTCAGTGAGCCTGTCCTTGAACTCCATGAAGTAAGACATGTTGAGGATGCGGTCGCCGTTGTCGCCCCACGGCTGGGTTACGCCATACAGCCACGAACGGATGGCATTCGCCACCTTCGTGATCTCGGTCAGCTTGCCAGACCCTGCCAGCAGGTTCTTGTGGTAGTTGCCAGCACGGGTCTTGGTGCTGTTCTGCTGATCCACTTCCTCGCTGACACGCTTGTCCAACTTGCGCCCAGTCCATACGGACAGGGACAGATTGACAATGAGGGCAGAGGAGGACAGTTTGGACACACTGAAGTTGTCCATGTTGATTGCGAAACTCATGATGATTTCCTTTCAGGGTTGGTATCTTCATACAGTATGAAGTTGTACCGTTTACACACACACTTAACTAACACAAACTACACTATATCAGATTGACAATGGGGTGTCAACCCGGACGCCACACGAACATGTCGAGGCACAGCACTACTAGTATGGCCACATAAACTACGCACTGCAAGATGTTGTCGTGTTGTTGCTTACTCATTCCAGATCCTCTACGTTTAATATTTCACCCTCGCCTTGGACTGCACGTTCCTTGTCAAACAATTCCCACGCTATGTACTTGGCATCCTCTCTGTTGTCGGCCTCCACCTCGATGGTGTCGATGTATGAAAAGACTACTGATACCCTGTACTTTTTCTTTGCCCACATGTCGATAGTCTTGTTGTCTTCTGCTTGTTTCATTTGAAGTCCTCTTCCTGCATGGGGGGCAACACCATTGCCTCACCCATCATGTCCCACACATTCCGCATGCCTTCCATGCTGTCCGAGCCAAGGCAGGGTGTGCTGTAACCCGTTGGCTTGTCGTTCATGTCGTAGCAAACTTCAGTCAGGCAGTACCAGTCGTCGCCGCCGTTCTCAGACTTGAGGTTGACGATGCGGTAGTTCCAAGTGAACTTACCCGTGGTCTTGTTGTCTTCTACTTGTTTCATGATGTTGTCCTTTCAGTTAATAGGTGTGATGAGGCCAACGGGGCCATTCTTGACTACCTTGATCATGTCGTCCACATGCAGGGGGTGCATGGCTGAGGCACCGTGGGGATAGCATTGCGTCTTGTGCTTAGATGTTGTTACGCCGTACTTACTTGTGTTCTCGAACCATGTATCAGTGCGTACATCAAAGATGAATAAGGGCCAGTGTGTGTTGTAGCTGTAGACCACGTACCGGGCATCGGGGGTGTCCGTGTTGATGTCGTCCACCCACTCAGACCAAATGTTGTTGGCCTTGAACTCTTTGAGGGACTGCACTTGGCAACGTGCGTTGCAGTTACTGATTTTCATGATGTGCTTTCGTTGGGTTTGGTTGATTACTGTGGGTAGCCTGAAACAAAATGCACATCAGACAGTTTGCCGATGTAGCACGTGCCAACGTTGGAATAGATACAGCAATACACGCGCCGCCATTTGCCGTTGAACTTAACCATCGTGGCCGTGGCAATGCGCTTACCGTAGCCCGTAGCCGTTTGCATTAGCCCCAGTTTGTGGCACTGCAAGGGTGCATGTTTGTGCTCGACTTCGATTGGGGCGTTACGCCATATAGCCCCGCTTAGTTGTACAGTGTGGGTTTGGACAAAATAACTCATGTTGATTCTTTCGGTTAGTTGTTGATGCAAGATCGCATCTGGTAGGACACAGACATGCTGTGCCCTACGGGTTGTTATCTTGTGCTACGTTGTACTGGTTTGTTTTAACTGCGATAGTGTTTGTCGAACTCTGCATCTCCCAACTTCATACGGTATGAAGTCGGCTCAGGTTCCTAGTGGGGGTTGGCATCGGGTTCGGTGATTGTTCTAGGGCTTGATCGCCCCGTGTATGTAAGTGAACGTCACTCTCCCGGGCATACTCCACGTTAGGCATGTTGCGCTTTTGGCGCAGTGCACACCACACATTTAGGCAGTATCTGTATTGACTTGCGCTTTGCTATCGCTGGGTTGTATCGGGGGTTGACGCATGCCTATCCCGAAATTTGCACATCCAGCTACACCACAAAGTGCACCGACTGACTACGGTACGCCTATTCGCTCAGGGAGAATCTTTGACCTTCTGCATCTTTGTTCAGTGCTTTTGGTGCTGTCATCTATGTGGCTTCTTGCATCGAGCAAGCGGCGGTTAGTTTGGATCTTCATACGGTATGAAGATCGGTGTCTGGTAAGTTGTTAATGAGCGGCACGGGTACTGGACGATGCCTGATTACCCTACAACATGTTCTTACGTGTTGAGCGTCCATTATAGGACAAAAGGGGGGGTATGTCAAGTTGCTACTAGTGGTTATATGAGGGTACTGCGAGTGATTAAATTCAATTAAGCAAGAAAGTTCTGTAAGTGGAGAATAAAAGAAAACCGTTATAGATCATAGTGTTACGAGGGTTTTTTGGGTATTATTCTTTTATTCTGCGGTTTTGAGATGAGAGAGACAAATAACAGGACTCACACGCATGCATGTGCGAGAGCGAACAAAAACAGCAAATTTAGTGTTTTTGCAAATTGTCTCTTCATATATATTTTTTAATAGAATAATAGAATAATAGGGAAAAACCGTGCGTAAGTTGTTGATTTTATTGGGGTTTGTATTATTCTGTGGTCACAGAATTTTCTTGCTTAATTGAATAAAATCACATACAGCATTGCGTTATACGCACTTGACACTTCATACGGTATGAAGATGTGTCCACGTAGTACGATGCAACCATACGCAACGCAAGCCCTTGCATGTCAGTACGGCCCGCATCGAGGGAACAGTTTTCGGTGTAAATGGTTTTGAATGTCGGCGGCTTGTAATAACTTAGATTTTAAGTTGCAAAGAAGTTGTAGGGTGATTTCTTGTGGCAACTTCTTTCGGTGTGTTTAGGGGTCTAAACACGTGACAACTTCTTTTCTGTGTGGTTATCCACAGGGGGTTTACCCTTAGTTTTGCACCAATTGCGGCCCGCATCGAGGAAACAGGTCTCAGAGAAACTTCATACCGTATGAAGTTATAACTTGGTGCTAGTTAACGCAACGAGTATTGTCTGCAACATAACATGGTATAAGATGGTGTGTCATTGCGGCCCGCATCGAGGAAACAGGTCTCAAAACTTT